GGCATCCTATTTAACCATGAGTCACCGCGAAGAGGCGAGACTTTCGTTACAAGAAAAATTACATTAGCAGCAGCAAGAATAAAACTAGGCATTCAAGAAAAGTTATATCTTGGCTACCTCGACTCAAAGCGAGATTGGGGCTTCGCTGGGGATTATGTCGAAATGATGTGGCTAATGCTCCAGCAGGATGAACCAGATGACTATGTTGTCGCAACCGGCAGAACGCACTCTGTAAGGGCCTTTTTAGAGGCTGTTTTCGAACATGCGGGTCTGGACACAGAAAAGCATGTAGAAATCGATGAGAGGCTATTTAGGCCCCATGAAGTGCCGCTTTTGTTGGGTGACCCATCCAAAGCAAGAAGAAAACTTAATTGGATCCCAAAAGTGGGATTTGAAGAATTAGCTAAAATGATGTATGAATCAGATCTTAAAAAGATTAAAGGAGAAATAAGATGAATGAAATGCAATTATCTGACCAAGCGCTAGGCGCACTAATGATGGCTCTACAAAAGTCACTATTAGAGCAAAGCGATATCGTCCCGGTACTTAAGGCCTTTAAGTTTAGGTTGTCCGAAGAAGGATTAGTGGTAATGAACCCTCCGCTAGTTAAGCTTGGCCATGGTGACGAAGAAGAGGAAGAGGAGTAAGTGCCTAAGTACGCTTACAAATGCAAAGAATGCGATCATGCTTTCGAAGCCGTTCATGGAATGTTCATGAAGCTTCGAAACTGTGACGAGTGCACCGCCGATGGTTCTCTGTTTAGGGTTCCGTCAGTGGCTTACTCTACCAAAAGCAAAGCATCGTCAGAGAAGAAAACTGGTGAGCTTGTGAAAGAGTTTATCCGCGATGTAAAAAAAGAAGTAAAAGAAGAGAAGAAAAAAATGAAAGAGGAGCTTGACAGATGAACCTAGTAGTGTTATTGGTGCTAGGTGGGGCATTGATTGTCTCATTACTACTTAATGTATTCTTTGTTTGGTATTTAAGAAATCTTGTATCTCGCCTCCATTTCGTTTCAGAAAACCTTGGTGTTCTCGTGGATGAGACTATCTCTTTCCGCGATCACTTGGAATCTGTACATGAACTGGAGGCATTCTACGGAGATGAAACTCTCGGTAGTTTAATTCGACATGTCGGACAATATTCTGAAACTCTTGTTGATTTCGAAGAAATCTACACGCTTTTGGACGAAGATGAAGAAGAAAATTTAGAGGAGATAGATGTTTATGACTACGAGCGACAAAGCGAAGGTGGTGAAGCTACCGACACCGCCCAAGAAGAAACGCAGAAAACGAACAAAAAGACTGTATTTTACTCAGGTTCATGAGGATGCAATTATACAATATGTTAAGACTGAAAGTATAAAAGAAAGAACAGAACTGTATGTAAAATATATAGAGCCGGCTTTTGGCGAGATGGTTGATAAGATAGTGTTTACTTATAAATTTACTACTCTTCCAAATATTGATGCGCTTAGAGATGAGTGCAAAATATGGCTCATAACTATTCTTAGTAAATACGATCCCAACAGAGGGTCTAAGGCTTTTTCTTATTTTAGTGTTATTACTAAAAACTGGTTTATCCATCAGACAAAAAAGAGAAGCAAAAAGAGAAGAACGGAGGTTGAGCTTTCGGTACTATCAAAAGAACTAGAACTTAAACACATATCGACCACAAACCCTTATGATAAAAATCGAGAAACAAAAGAATTCTTAGGCCTGCTTCGCGAAGAAATAGACTCTTGGGAGCACGAAGATATGAAGCCCAACGAAGAAAAGGTTCTTAACGCCATCCGGATGCTTTTTGATGAGGCTGATAATATCGAAATTTTCAATAAGAAAGCTATTTACTTATATATGAGGGAAATTACTGGACTTAATACAAAACAGGTTGTTAACAGCCTAAACAGTATGAGGGCCAAGTATAGAGTTTTCCGATGCAACTGGGATAAAGGCGACTTATGAAAGACTTAGACCACTACCTTGGAAAAGCAATCAAGAACATTCAGGATGACCGTGAGGTCACCAGAGAGCTTCTTGATGATGTGATCCGCTATATTGGCAAGAACGAAGAGAATCACAAGTTCGTTGGCCAGACCGCGGCCAAGTATGTGGAGACACTTCAGAGATCAAACGAGCAGCTAGTAAAAGTATCTTCCCTTATCCAGAAGCAACAAGCAGGATTATCAGAAGGATTATCAGAAGATGATAAGGCTGATATTTTTGATATGCTGCAAGACAAAGAGGGGGAATAAATTTATGGCGTGGTGGAACAAGAAAGATAAAGACGAACCTTCTAGTAGAACTAGACATTTTGACTATGATGATAGACTTCCCATTGAAGTCGACAATCCAGCCAGCCGGTATGAAACTTTCATTGAAGACAACAATAACGATACGAACAAAGCCCGCGCCGCAATGATCGGCATGCTCAATAACGCTGCAAACTCTACATTGGGATATCCCAGTGAACTATCTTACGATCCGGAGTTCGGCGCTGAGTTTTTTGATCCGGACAATCCGACACTTACAGAATTTGACTTCACGCACAATACTATGGAAGTCATCGGCGAAATATTTAAAAAAAACCTTAAACCACAATCCATCGATGGACGCGCAGTTCAATTTGGAATAGTGTGCGCCATAGAGGAGACCCCCGTTTTCTCCCACCCAGATTATCTCACACATCAGCCGCCCAAGCAGATAGGACAGCACAAGGGCTATAGAGTAATGGCGCCTGCGATCCACCAGAACTTCGGAAATCCGCTAGCCGAACCCAATCCCATAAAAAGAGAAGAATACATAAGAAGGCTCCCACTGATAACAGATTGGGAGGATAAATTCTCTCTTGTCCCCGGCTCTTTAATTAAGTTTAAATTTGAGAATCCGCGTCAGGTTTTCGGTGACTCTCCCGGATCGGTTGTGGAGGTTCTCAACGGAGGACGACCACGAAAGATGCCAGAGTGGGCCGCCGAGGATCCCAGTATCAAGGAAATTATGGAGGAGGCAGCCATGGAGGATGTACCGGTAACTCCCATTGGTCCGATACCGGAACAACTCAAAGATATATGTTCTGGCAACGATGTCCTTAAACTCGCACTGAAGTATTGGGGGACAGATTATATAGACGACGCCGAGGTCTTGAGATCGAGGAAGACATACGCCAAGGACGAGCCGGTCCCCGAAGGCAAGGACCCGGACGATTACGCGAAGAAGGGAGATCCAATCCCAGGCACCGCGACAAAAAAGAAATCCGATGGGTTGGTTTGCACCACTTTTACGCAACAAGTTTTTGCAGATTTGGGGTTCAATGTATTCACAAGCCCGGTTTTCTCGTATGATGGAACTTCAACCGGCGCCGCTGGCGATGCCGGCTTCAAAAAAAACAAAGAAACTGGAGAACTAGAAAAAAAGATTCTCGTTGCGGCCATGTTCAACAGGTGGGGTGGCGGGGAGTTTTTTCATCCATCCGTGGGCTCATCGACCGGCAACTTGGAGGAGATCTTTTTGCACTTCGACTGCGGGTACAGAGTCCATAACTATAAAGACGCCAAGCCAGGTGATTTTCTTGGATATACTTATCATACTAATAAATACCCCGATCCAGACTCCCAGGGCCACGCTTCTATAGTTTGGTCACCATGGGACGGAAAAGGTATGAAAATCTTAGGAGCGCATCGGAGTTCCGGCAGGGTATCTATAATGTCTGTAAATCCAGCCGGCTGGGATAATTATGAATTTGTAAGGTTTAGAATGGAAGGCCGATCAGATTGCCCGGAGGCTGACGAAGATGCTCTCCCGACCCCGCCACCACTTGGCAAGGATTTGACTAAAGCAGAGGCGATAGCAAGATATGAAGAGTCTGGGTGGGTTGTTGCTTGGCCCGAAGCGGACCGGGTCGCTGTGGATCCTAGCTATAAGTCGGCAGCTCAAATAAGTGCTGAGGCACAGGCCAGTACGAGTATTCCGACCACCCCTGACGAAGTATAAGGACAATAAAGGTTTAAAAAATGGGCGATATATACTATGATGAAAAAGGACTAAAAGAGTTCGCGCAGACCCTTCAGGTCGATATTGAGACCGCGAGAAGCCTATATGAGTCGTCCCTTGCTCTTACGGGAGACAAGGCAACACAGACAAAGTGGGGGCCAGGAGAGTACGATCCAAACGCAGAAAAAGATGATGTGTCTCCAACTGCATCTGGAGGTTCTTCAGCCTCCGGCGACAATGCTGGGATGGTCATCATTCCCGGCGAAGATCAAGTCGAGCCGGATACGCCAAACGCAACCGATGGAACTCCGCCAGGATATGAAGAACCGCTAGATATCGCAGATGTTAGAGAGGAGGAAGATTTAGATGACGGATGGGACGCAGAACAGAAAGATGCTGAATCAGAAACGCCGGAAGAGTTACTCAACGACTTCAAAAACTGGACGAAAAAATCTATAAGCCCTTTTGATGGTGCGGCGCCCGAACTCCTTGAGGCGCTACAAAGAGCGGAACATATACAAAAAGGAAAGAACAATGGTGTTCTTTCGGAATCGGTACCGGCATATAATAGGAAGATTCCGGGTACAGGCACACCCAACAAACCGCTAGAGTATACAAGTGAAGAAATATTAAACTACACCAAGGGCGGCCGCGCACCCAACAACGCTTGGATCATTGTAGGCAGAGATAGATCGGCTAGCCCAACTTCGGGATATGGAGGAAAGGGGCACACCAGAGCCGGCGCCATAGATCTTGTTGTTGGTCTTCAGGGCCATGGCCCGAACCACGAGATGGCGGTTGAAAAGAATTTTGGTAGCATGAATACGGGCATGCCCGGTGACGCGGCTCGAATTTACATATCACAGAGAGCAGACATCGATGACTACTTTGGAATATGCAGGGGTTTTGTCGGCAGGTCCATGACGGATTCGGCCATAGGAATAAAGGCAGACTCAGTAAGGATCATGGCCAATAAGGGTATAAAAATAGTTACAGGTGGCGGACCACAACAAAAAACATCTCTATACGGAGACATCGGCATTACATATGGCATCGACTTGATAGCTGGAAATAGAGACTTCCCGGCCGCCTGGAGTGGGGACGATGTATTGGAACCTACCCAGATGTATTTGCAGCCAATCCCAAAAGGAAACAATCTTGCAGAGTCCCTATCAAAGATACTTGATTCTTTGGGGTCCCTAAATAACATAGTTAAAGAGTTGGCTCTCAGACAAGCGACTATCAACACTGTACTTTGTACAAATCCATATCTTGGTGTCGGTAATTGGGGCGCCCTCGTCGTGTCTTCTTTGAATCCGGCCGCCATTGGGGCAGTACAGACAAACAGTGTATTAATAAATACGGGCGTCATCGGCGCACTAAGTATACACGAAAAGCGACTAGGGTGGATCAATCGTACTTATCTGATGCCAGGCGCCAGCCCTGTGTATATCAATAGCCGTTATAATAGGACAAATTAGAAATGCCTAAAATAAAAAATATACAGAACAAGACCAGCTTAGATTCCTTCGCTCAAGATCAGAGAGCTTTTTCAGCCGGACCCGGCGCAGCAAAAAGAAAGAAAAGAAAAGACAAGCTACCTAAAGCTTCAGGCCCCCCAAAGGCCAAGTCTATTTCTGGCGCCACCGGAGATCTCGATTCTCAGGTTGAGGCATTTAGATTTTTAGAGTGTGATCCGATATCAATTAATGGCGCAGAGCCTGTGGAATGTCCAGTTTGTCGTCCAAATCCAAACGCTTATGTTCCAGATTATACTCTCATGACTCCTGGTAATACTTATTTTGACGGAAAGACTTGTACATATTGTTATATGTTAGAAGTTGCCCCGCCGAACCGCGGCGGCCCAAAAATTTCTGAATTAAAGAACCCAACTAAAAAACAGGAAGACATTAAGAGGATAGGAATAAGAAATCTTCTAGAATACCATGGCAAGTCTGATGTTGCTGTGGTGTACTATTATGAAGAAGAAGGGTATAAAACAGATACCGAAACCGAAGCGAATCTCATACTCAGTGCCGCCGGCGCCGGCGCTGCCACCGGTGCGGCGATAGGATCCGCCGCCACTCCCGTTGGCGCAGTCATTGGAGCAACAATCGGCGCCATTGTCGGCATAGGAGCCGCAATCGCCATTCCGGATCCGGTACCAGGCTATGTTTTGAGAGCAGAACAGAGAGATGTAGTTGAGGAGTTGCTTGATTATACAGAGATCAGATATACGGTACCAATCCAGATTAAGGGCCGAACAAAGATTGCTGTATGTATCGACGCCGAAGCGTGGTCAAGGGTGCCGGCAAAGCTCGTTACGGATCCGGATACTCCATTTGAAACTGATTATGAGGTTACTTTTACTGGAGAAGATTTTGAGCCCATGTTCAAGAGAGCCGCCGGAGACTCATTTTTGGGTTTATACCTTTACGCCGGCGGATTTAGGTTATATCAAAAACAGCTAGAAAAGTGGAGAAATCTGGAAGGGGGGATGCTTAAAACAATTGACGGAAACAAGTCTGCCATATTAGATCTTGAGTTCGAAGCCGAGATGCTGCTGCACTTCCGCGACAATGTTATGGAAATAATTGATGAAGCAACCGGGTTGTCGATGACAGATCTGGAGAAGATAACTTTTAAATTTGAACCAACAGAAGATCCGACCACAGTTACAAATCCGAAAATAAGATTAAAACAGATGATCTTCAATAAGCCAGGATGTCCAGAGATAATATTCAGCAACGAAGATGAAGAGGGCAAGGGGTTTTTCCGTAAATTGATCGGCAAGAGTCCATTCAAGGCATCTCGTAGTCTTTACTATGTTGGCTCCCTCCCGGATATGGACAAGGATCTGACTGCTGGTGAGCCCGTCCCATGGCTAGAATTTGTATTAAAGTATACATATCCAATGTTGCAGGTGTCCTATGATTCAGATAACTTAAATTTATTTAACGATCCATCGCTTGGCGCTTGTTTAGCAGATTCTCTTCTTGACGAAGAAGGCGTTATCGGAGCCATGATGGAGGCACTGGGGGCTGAACTTTCAGCCTTGCCTGACGCAATACTCGGTGGGCTAGCAGAAAACTTGTGTTTAACGCAGGAACAGATGGAGGAAAAAGATTTTAAACTCGGAGACCAATTGGACGAAGATCTATCCAAAACATGGGAAGACGCCAAATCTGAGATAGGAAAAGGAGATCCTTATTTAGACTCAGTGTTCATATATCTGGAATCGATCCTAAAGAAAAAGAAGTCAGATGATGAAACCATGGGCACCATCTGGGATACTTTGATGTCTAGATTGGGCTATTGTGGCTGGATTGCCTTAATAATGAAGGCTCTCGACTGCCTTATGCAGGGAATGGATCAGGAGTCTTTTATGAAGGCTACCGTTGAAGCGTGGCTCCTAGAGGCCAATGATTATGTTTTGCAGGGTGTTATCGCCGGCCTACCACAAGAAGATAAAGATCGAATTCAGGCCCTGTCCGATGAAAAGTATGCAAATCTCCCTCCGCCATGGGATACAATGGCTTACCAGATAGGATCTTATAATTCACCCGGTATGACGACCAGTGAAGCATATGAGGCCATCATGGCTGGCGAAACTGGAGCAGGAGAAGAGGCAGATGCTGCACAGGAAGCCAGCGCAGAGGAGGCCGCGGCCGAATATACAACATCTCAAGTAACCATACATACAGACTATGAGGCCAAAAAAGCTGACCTCGAAGCCCAAGAGATGTCGGATGAATACAAAGTCGCCGCCCTGAAGATTCTAGAAAAAGAATATGAAGACGCACTATATGATCTAAAGTACTCACCGGCAGATCCAGCCAGTGCCCTAGAGGGAGATGAAAAGTTCTGGGGAATAGCTTATTCACCTGAGACGGACGACTTCTCTTTCGGAGAGGGTTCAGCCGGCGCCGGAGGGACCTATGGAGAAGCCATGGGCGATGTTCAAAAAGAGGTTTTTGATGCATACAGGAACCTTCTTTTGGATGCTGTCGGTGTCGATGTTCTCTTTGGAATGATATCAAAAGCGCCTGGTGGTGGAATAATTGGGCAATTTTTCAAAACTATTCCTTGTAAGTTGCCACCTCCATGGACTTTCGATCCACAGCTTGATAGTTTCTTGAATACGCTTGAATTTGATATGTGTCAAATCGCTGGAGGCAAAGTGTTTGATATCACCATGCCGCACTTGGCGGACAGATGGAGACTCAGTGACTTCAATCTGCACAAGCAGCTTTGGAACGCCGTCAAAATAGCCATGAAAAAAGCAGTTGTAGCCATTGTTGTTGCAATGCTTAGGGGCCTTATAAATTCCTTGTTAACCGCCGCATGCGATGCCCTTAAAATGCTTGGGGCAAACTTAGCTGACCTATATGACGGCAGCGATCATTTTAGAAACCTGTTGTTAGAAAATCTATGTCCAGACGCCTCTGCCGATCAACTCAACGCGTCTTTGAAAAATTTCTTTGGCGCACTAGGAGGGCCAGACTCTGATTGTCTGGCTTCGCTTTCAAATGGAGAGATGGGAGAATATATAGACGACATATCTTTGATGCTGACCCAAGAACAAGTTATGCAGCTATTACAAGGAAATGCAACCCCTGAAACTCTTGCTTTGGCGACGGAAACGGCCAGAATTTCCACCTCCGAGTGCATCCGTGATCTCTTTTCAGATCCTGCTGCAATTGCGCAATTCTTCAGATCTCTCAATATATTTGTCCCCGCCAACGCCTTCGAGAGATATATTCCGGATCTTCCAGTTTCCCCGTGTCCCCCTGGAACATATGCTAGGATAGAGGATATAAAATGTGGCCTTCTGTCCAAGAAGGGACTCAGCAAGAAAGAGTGCCGAGAAGAGCTTGATAAATTAAAAGATAAGTCGATTCAAGACTTGCAGGATCTCATTAACCTTATGGAGAACGGACCCCTTGCTGACTTCCCTCCCATCCAATCTTCCGCAGAATGCCCAGTCGATGGTTTTTATCCCAACAACCCGGGCCCAGTCGATGGCCAAGCGAATTCTTCAGTTTCCGCATTATTGCTTTCCCCTATAGAAACAGGGGTAATCAAAGATTTAATGGATTCAGATGGAGTTCTTAACAATATCTTGGCTGATACTGAAGGCCGGCGTTGGACATCACACAACACCAAGGTTAGATGGTTTGGAGCACCCCTTGCTCGCCAAATGGGAATTTTTGGGTGGAACTGTGATGACTCTATCAAAAATCCAGATGGCGGCGGCTCTGTCGATCAATTTGGGAATACATTATCTGGGCAAGATGCAGGCACCCAGAGCTGGATCATAAATTTGGGCGCCGGCGCGCAAGGAGGTTTTCCTCCGACAGTCGGAGCATGGATGGCCAAGAAATTTAGATCAATGAATCCTGAGCTTAAAACCGCGATTATACCCTCTGGATATTCTTCTTTGGCCGAAGCCAAGGCCGATGTCGAAGAGAAAGAAGCCATAAACGCCGAAAGAATAGAAGCAAGACAAAAATATGTTTCAGCGTTTATTAAGGAGCACGGAATAGATAGCGTCAATGCTACATCTGATTCCGCGGAACTTGCCGGAATGCTACGGAAAGCTTGCTACTCTGCAAGGGTTTTTGAAAAAGGCATTCGACACAATTGGGAAGAAGTGGAAGACTATGAAGTCCCGGCATCTGTATATTGGCTTGAAATCTTATTAACTGGTGGCGAAATAGATTGTTGCGGCACCGAATTTCTTGGAATGGGCCACTCCGCGGTATACTCAGTCCAACAAGTAAAACCAACCGGTTGGTCTGATTCCTCACAAGAACTAGCAGGCACAGAGGGGAAAATTTTTGTAGACCACTACCCTGCCGACGACTGGAAGCTAATAGATGTGCCCGACATTATGACTCCGGATTTATCTTTGAGCTATTCGTCGCACGACACCAACGATGAGGGCGAACCTACATTTAGTTTTAATCTTGCTTATGATTACAATCTCCCCGACAAAGATGGGTTTATCGGCAAAAGAAATGACTACACTATTCGGATTAAGGTCACAACGGCCAGCCCGCCAGAAGAAGATGAATATGCAGAAGGACAATTCTCAGAACCAATCATTACAGGAAAAGCTTATTCTTGGACGGACTACAGCTTTAAAGTGGAGGCGAACTTAGACAAAGACACAAGACGATACATCAATGAACTTCCAATGAGCAATCATGTTAATGATTCGTGGCAAGCTGAAGTTTTCTATCGTATGATTTCTAAATCAATAATCGACGCTTCCAGTAATAAGAGCGAGACATCTGCCGCTCTGGCTGCTGATTCCGTCAGGGCATATTTTTCTACTTCCGGATCCGGCAAAAAGTTTGATGATATCACTTCTGGATTTTTTAGGAGACTCGCAAATAGGATATCAACAGGGCGCTCATTTGCAAACCCCAATATAGATATTGACGATTCTGACGCAGATGAAGCCGGCTTTTTAGAGCCGGATGTTTCAAATATTGTATCTGATGATGTCCCTAGTGATCCTGTTATGGCTAACATTGCAACAGGTTTTTCATATGGATACAATCAAGACGGGCCAGAAATTATATTCCTTGACAATGAAACATACGGCGGCCCACTAGGAAGGCTCTTCCCGGATCTGGTACCTCCTCCTTTTTATGTCGCACCTCCTAAATATACCGGCTGGAAAGAGATTGCAGAAGCATTTGTCCCTAGTCCAGATGGGTGTGACCCTGCGCGTGGCCCTCTCTTTACTCTCGGCGACCTTGAGCAAAAAGCTTCTCAGCTAACATCGAAACTGGAACAAGACGAGAGATTTTCACAGGATCCGTTGTGTACGCAAGAGGCGCCATATGATAAAATATTTGAAAATTCTACAATAGCAAATATTGATAGCGTTCTACGCGCAGCCACTAGAGTTTATATCACAGAAGCATTTATGAGAGCAGTTCCTATAATTTCTCAATTTGAGTTTAACAAAGACAATATTGAGTCTGGAATTGTTGAGTTTATTGTTGAGAGAATAAAGAGGGGATTAGAGCCCGATGGGGTTTCTAAATGGTTATGGTGGAACGATAAGACAAATGATGATGATTATTACTACAGATTCATTGAGCAGGCATTTAATGTTGTATCTAAAAAGGTTGATTCTAAAATTTTAGATCCTGAAAAGGATTTTAATTCCGAAGAGAAAAGAGCATATAACACAATAAAAACAAAAATTGCCGAATTTTATGAGAAAAATGATGGTGATCTAGCGGCTCTTTCTTTCTCGGCAATAAAACATCAATCTTTTATGGCGAACATGTTCGATAACACGGCTACCGCAAAATTTGGCGGAATAGGCGCAGGATCGTCAGATTTCTCTAAAGGAGCAGCAGAGAAGGCGAAGGAGTATGCCTTTGAGCTAATGATAGATGAGACAATAGACTCCGCGTTGGTATTTGTAAAAAGAATGGTTAGAGAGGAAATACCTATTGTTGGCAACATGTTCAATTCGAAACTGTATCCACCTATAAAGAATATAGATCATCTTTTCTTGTTGAGCCCTGCCTGGATCCGCGGCGCCGTGAATGGAGATGGGCCACTTGATGTAACATCTGATCCGACAAAAGCTAATAAATATAATATACCATCCGGCCAACACACTTCTGTTTCCGAAGCAATTTCAGAGTTACAATCATCAGGATTAACAGACTTGGCCTCTAGTTTTGAAACTGCTTATGGTGGTATGAGTGAGTGGCCATTCGTCTTGGAGAAATATGTTCGAATAATTGATCAGGAGTCTGTCCCCGCCGAAGTAGCTAATAGGTCAGAAAATCTTTATGATATAGTTAACATGTCAGACTGGAAGACATATGTTCAGAGAATAAAATCTCAGGGAGTCACCGGGAAGATATCTGAATTTTTTGGAAAAACTCCTATAACTGGGGAGACGACACTCGATAGCGGGCACACCCACGAATATGAGGTAGACGAGAAAGGAAATGGATTTGCTTTTAGGGTATGTGAGGATAAAGACGGCCTTGATTGTCATGTACATAGGATAATAAATTGGAAAGTAAAAGAGTCCGACGATCACGAACACGACCTCCCCATGCCGGCTTGGAGATTTGGGTTGCGTTTGTGTTATTTACCAGAAGCAGATGAGAGCAATACATTCCGGCCAATAATTTCAACGATAGATAAAGAGGCGAGGATGAGAGAAAAGGCATATGAATTAGCTAGTCCTGAAGGATCTAGGTTCTTGATCCCCATCGCGTCCGCAGAATTAGAAATACCAGATCAGGAATTTTCCTCTTTCGATCCAGAATCATATGATGTATATTGTCTAATTCCGGAATTGATAAAGAGCGCAGAGTATAAATCGTTGTTTAGGTATGTTTTTCCGTTCCATAGATTTTTGTCTTTGTTAACTATTTATTGTATGCAAGGTTTTTACGATTCGCTAGGTAATGAAGGCTGGCCTGATCAGGGCGGCGATATGTGGGAAAATAGAGGAGGCAACTTTTGGAGCAGCTTTAGTGGCTGGGAGAGGGCTGATGAACAGGTTTTCAGCAACTCAAGAGAGGCGGCCAAGAACGCACTTAATGCTCTGTACGAGACAACCCAAGCGGAATATAGTTCTGAGACCTCATCCAAGGCCGCAGCCCTGTCGTTTGCTGAATTGCTTAAACCAAAACTTAATTTCGAAGACGGCTTGCGTTGGTGGCAAAGAGGAAAGAGAATCAAAAATAGTCCGTTTAACATGGACGGCGACAACTGTAAATAAGGAGACAAGAAAATGGCAGGAGGATTATCTATAGTATTGCCGTTGGCGATCAGCACGAGAGATGGTGCTTATGCATTACATGATAAATTATCAGATGTTGCGCGCCAGAACTTAAAGATGATCATTTTAACTTCGCCAGGAGAAAGGGTCATGGCGCCAAGTTTCGGGGTTGGGATTCGATCATACTTGTTCGAACCTCTTAACCCCTCAACTAATGTCTTGATATTGTCTTCCGTGCGAACACAGGTGAGCAAATATCTTCCATATATATCTCTTCAAGATTTGCAGGTATTAGAATTCGGAGACGACAACATGATCAATTTGAGAATCAAGTATTCCATACCATCGATAAAGGTTGTGGATGAATTTATATTTCCCATTTCTGTATAAGAAATAATAAATGTCAAATACTATTTACTAAAGATGGAGAGATCATATGGCCAGAAGAAAGGTACCAGTTAAATACACGAGTAGAGATTTCGAGACCATAAGAAACGATCTCGTAGACTACGCAAAAAGATATTACCCAGATACATTTAAGGATTTTAGCGAAGCTTCTTTCGGTTCTTTGATGCTGGACACTGTTGCTTATGTTGGGGACATGTTATCTTTCTATGTAGACTATCAAGCCAATGAGTCATTTCTTGATAGCGCAACCGAACGAGACAACATAATTCGAATCGCAAAGGAGCATGGATATAAATATCAAGGCGCCGCCACAACTGTTGGCGAGGTCACATTTTATGCGCTAATACCCGCAAACACCTCTGGCCTAGGCCCCGACAGCCGATATTTTCCCATTCTTAAAAAGAATTCAACAGTTTCAGGCGCCGGCGCCTCAACCTACATTCTCACAGAAGATGTTAGATTTGATAATCCCGGAAACTATGTTGTAGCTTCCCGAACCGATCCTACTACTGGTCTTCCCACCCAATACGCAGTCAAAGCAAAGGGGCCTGTTGTTTCTGGGATTTTTGGTATAGAAGATATTACCATAGGAAACTTTGAAAAGTTCAGAAAAGTTCCTATTAATGTCTCCCATGTAGCAGAGATATTACAGGTACTAGATGCTGACGGCAATGAGTATTTTGAAGTAGAATACTTAACACACGATGTAGTGTATAAGTCTGTGCCGAACAGGGATGCGAACACCAGAGACAACGCCCCTTCTTTGCTCAGACCATTTTCTGTACCAAGAAGGTTTACGGTTGAACGCGGCGGAGGCGCAACATGGCTGCAATTTGGCCAAGGATCAGATTCAGAAATCTCTTCTCCCACTGTAGCCGAACCATCAACAGTGATATTAAAGCGCCATGCTAAGAGTTATGTAACAGACTCAGCGTTTGACCCATCTGACCTGATGGGCACAGACAAGCTCGGAGTTGGGCCGGCCAACACCACGCTAAGAGTTTTTTATCGTAGAAATGCCGGCATTGATTCAAATGCGGCCGTTAGCGCCGTAAATTTAGTGTCGAACGCCATTGTTGAATTCAACGATCCTTCTTTACAAAATACCCCAACCGCCAGAGATGTTATTGGTTCTCTGGAATGCTCTAATGAGGAGCCGATTAACGGCTCTGTTTCTACTCCAACTTTGGAAGATATCAGGAGAGAAACATTGAATTTCTTCCCAACTCAAAACAGGGCAGTTACGGCTTCTGACTACGAGGCGTTGGCCTATGCGATGCCGGCCTCACTCGGCGCCTTAAAGCGATGCCGTGTGGTAAGAGATCAAGATTCCTTGAAGAGGAATTTAAATATGTATGTTCTCGCAGAGAACACCACCGGCCGATTGGCAACTGCGAATTCCGCCCTCAAACAAAACTTAAAAGAATGGCTAAATAGATATAGGATGGTTAACGATACGATAGATATTTTAGATGCTAAGGTTGTTAATATAGGGATAGAGTTTACAGTGCTGTCTGATGTCTCCGTCAACAAATATGATGTTTTGTCTGCATGCACAGAAAGGCTTAGAACGGACTTAGCAAGGGAGATGTACCTTGGTGAACGATTTTATCTAACAGAAGTTTATAAAATATTGAATAGGGTACCGGGAGTTGCTGACGCTCTAAGCGCGAAGATAGTCAATAAGAGTGGGGGCAAATACGCCCAAACAGGCTTAAGTATTGATAATTTTATGTCAACGGACGGCAGATATCTTTCTTGTCCAGATAATGTTGCTTTCGAAATAAAATATCCTAAAGTAGATATACAGGGAACTGTTAAATAATGGCCATTAAAAGATATTTTGCAAAATCTGATAATACAATAACTAACGCCTTTGAGGAGAATTTATCCACAAGGGCGACGGGTTCTAATATGGGCGCCTCTGATATTCTGGAAGTGTTTTCAATATATGGACAGGCAAACTCATCTTCTGCTGAAAAATCCCGCGCATTGCTTAAGTTTGATGTTACTGCATCAGCGAACTCTATAAAACAAGATAGAACAGACGGGAAAATTCCAGTCAGCGGTAGCGTTAGTTTCTATCTGAGAATGTTTAATACTCCTCATAGCCAAACCCTTCCAAAGGATTTTACAATGGATGTTTCTGCTGTTAATGGTCACTGGAAAGAAGGCTCTGGACTAGATATGGACGCATACAAAGATAAGGGAAGCTCAAACTGGATTAATCGTCTAACATCGTCTGCTGGCATTACAACCTGGACAAAAGAGGGTGGAGATTATTATGTTGATACAACTTCTTCCTTCACCGCATCTTTCCCTGTCGGCGTTGAGGATATTGAACTTGATATCACTACCCTTGTTGAGCAGTGGGTAAGCTCGTCTGCTAATTCAAAAGCAGCCGTAAATTTAGGATCTAAAAATGACGAGGGTGTGGGCGTATTTATATCAAACACTTATGAGTCAGCTAAACGATCCTATTACACTAAGAAGTTCTTTGGGAGAGGTACCGAGTTTTTCTTTAAGCGACCATGTATTGAGGCTCGATGGGATTCTTCGAAAAAAGACGATAGAGGAAATTTCTATTATAGTAGTTCTCTTGCTACGGCAGAGGATAACATGAACACGCTTTATCTGTATAATTATTTTCGAGGACAATTGAGAAATATTCCCGCTGTCGGTACGGGCAATATCTGTGTAAGCTTCTTTTCTGGTAATGCCGGCGATTCCGCGCCAAGCGGATCAGCACTTATTTTGGTTTCTGATGGATCTAGCGTCCGTACAGCGGCGAATACAGTTGTTACGGGAGGCTATGTTTCAACGGGCATCTATACGGCCAGCCTTGCTCTCACCGCTGCATCGACTCCTCTTAGTACGCTCTATGATGTATGGTTTAAATCTGCCGATACAGTTTCTGACTCGACAACGGCCGCAACTCGTTACCATACTGGCTCGATAAAGCCAAAAAGTATCAGCGTCTCATCAATGGCGCCATCAACAGAATATGTTTCCAGTATTACAAATTTGAAAACCGTATACCGCGATGACGAAACAGCGCGCTTCAGAGTTTACACTCGCCAAAAAGATTGGAGCCCAACTATTTATACTAAGGCAGTCGCGCAAGCAGAAACCAATATAGTTGAGAGTGGTTCGTATGAAATTCACAGAGTCGCAGATGATTTGAAAATTATTCCATATGGGACGGGAAGCCTCCGACATACTCAAATGTCTTTTGATGTATCTGGAAGTTACTTTGACTTAGGCATGAACATGCTAGAGCCTGGTTATATGTACGGAATAAAATTTGCTTATTATAACAACTCTGTCGGATCTTGGGTCGAACAACCAGAAACATTTAAGTTTAGGGTCGAATCGAGGCAGAGTTAAAGATGGGCATAAAAGATTTATTCAGTGAAAAGACAACAGGAATAATTGCAAAAACCAGCCTCGAAGAAGAGGTTGTTCGCAATACTCCTGAGTTAGAGTCTTCAGAAAATATAAAAGAACAAAGAGAAAGAATAGATCGATTTATTCCTCTTGTAGATTTCAGCGATCCAAACAACTTTGTTCATTATGGTTCGGCCGAGGCCTACTATAAGGATGCGATTTCTCGCATATACAATCAATATCCTTATGATGGTACCGCTCGCGAGAAGCAAGAATTCTTTAATAAGTCAGCATATCTTGACTTATATTTGTTTGAAAATGAATATCCACGCACAACTGGTTATATTAATTTTTCTGCTGATGGGTGGGGGACTATTTCAAGCCCAGGTTCTGCTTTAACTGGTGCTGGTGATAGTCCTCACGGAGGGTTCGGTGCCCCTGCCTCCGCAGACTTAGAATACATTAAGGTTGTCGGCGGCCCACATACCGCCTCCGGTGGCATGTCTGGCTCTTTGGCATTGACATTTGATGATTCCAATATTTACAACTCTGATATTTATGGCTTCGAAGGTGTCGATTCCATGGGCAGAGTGGGTACGCGAGAATCAAACCTTAAATTTGATTTGTCGAAAGGAGTTTCAACAGAATTTTGGATCAAAAAAGGAGATTATCAATATGGACGAGCTAGAGGCTCGGTCATGATCGTCTCCAGCACGCCCAGTGAATACGACGGCCACTATCTTGTCATGTCGTCTTCTGACGGAACAGGAAGGCAGTATCAATTTGATGATGATCAAGACGGATCCCAGACCGGCACCACTTTGACTAATCCTCGTCGTGTGCGCATCGATATCACTGGCGATTCGTCGGCAAATGCTATAGCTGCTAAGGTTGTTACAGCAATTAATCACGAGAACGGCCATAACGGCAAAATAATCGCATCGCAGCCCAGCGCCATGAGCAATGTAGTTCAGCTAATACAGGCGACTCATGGTCCCGCGGGAAATCATGGTATTTTCAATTACTTCTCTCTGCCTCCGCATAATACCCCTATCAGTGCCGTGCCCGCCCACACGGTATATCAGCCATATAGTTTCTCATCCTCAGTAGATTTTATCTCCCCCACATCACGCGTTGCCCACCGAGCCCGGCCGGCAGAGGAAGCAGTCTTTGATCTCTGGAATGGGGCCGCCTCATCGAGCGTTGGATATGGACGATTGTTGATAACCTTGTCTGGTAGCAGCAACTCAGAGAATCCGTTTAAAGTTCATCTCGCTTCTGGTTCGAATGTATGGGATATGTCTTTTGGAGGATCAACCACCACCACTGCATCCCTAAAAGATACTTGGAACCATGTTGCTTTCACATTCCTGTCCAGTTCGGCCGATAACCAGTTGCAGACAAATTTTTACTTAAACGGGACCCTACAAGATTCTCAGACGACCACCACGGTTCCCTTTGGTCAAGTGACCGGCTCTCTTATCGCATATATCGGCGCCCTTCAAACAGCGCCTTCCGGCAACTCCTATTTTGATGGTACCAGCGCAGCGCTTAATATGACTGGATATGGTAAGTTTTCTGGCTCTCTTGACGAGTTCCGCTATTGGAAAAGCAAAAGAACAGAAAGAGATATTCAGAGAAACTGGTGGACTCAAGTTCGCGGCGGAACAAACAAGGACATTGCGAACGCCGAATTGGGCGTTTATTATAAGTTCAACGAAGGAATTACGGGCACAAGCTCAGTCGATAGATCTGTTTTAGATTACTCCGGCCGCATTTCAAATGGAGACTGGGTTGGGTACCCAAGCAGCAATGCTAGAAACACTGGATCGGCCATCATCTCCGCCTCCGCAGCCCCATCAGAATTTGAAGATCCGATTATATACTCGCATCATGACGAGGTTCAATCTCTTTATAATACGCTTGCTGCAACCGGCAGTGTATATGATAATCAGAACAATGCGAGCATAAAAGATTCTATTCCTTCGTGGATCCAAGAAGATGAGGAACTTAACGGCGCCGGCCACTTAGATAAAATTACGCAGATTATGGGATCATATTTTGATACTCTGCATTTACAGGTGGAGAGCCTTTCAGAATTCGCAGAAGCTTCATATCCAACAGCCAGTCATATGAAAACGGTACCGTTTTCAGATCACTTGTTGAGTTCACAAGGGCTTTATGCACCAGAAATATTCGTCGAAGCTAGCATCCTTGAGCATTTCGCGAATCGAAAAGATGATAAAGAATACTCTGTTGATATAAATGATGTAAAGAATCAAATTTATCAGAACATATACAACAACCTTATCTTTATTTATAAATCAAAAGGAACTGAAAAAGCGTTCCGCAACCTCATTCACTGCTATGGGCTTGGGGATGAAGTTATCAAATTTAATGCTTACGGCAACAATACGACATTTAAGCTCGATGATACATATTATAATAGCACAATAAGAAAAAATTATATCGATTTTAACAGCCTTGATCGTTTCGGCGGAACGGTATATCAGAATTCTTCTAGTAATACTGAAACTACTGATGTGACCTATGTTTCCGGAACAAACGCCAACTTTGCAAACACGGCAGAGGTGGAGGTCATCTTCCCACGAAAACTCGAATTTTCAGACACTGGCCATTTCTATACTCCGTTTTTGTCCGCATCAATCTTCGGCTACCACACGGCTTCAGCGGATCCATCCAAGTTCAATTGGCCGGCCAACACTATACTCGATCAAAACTTTGAAATTTACGCTGTCCGGACACATGAAGAATCAAAAGATGTATATTTCCAGATAACCTCAAGCGCGCTTCCGGGATTTAGCCTGACTAGTAGTGTATACAGCAATGTATATGATAATCAAAAGTGGAACTTCGCAGTTAGATTCAAAGATGCAAAGTGGCCCTATTCTACGGGCATCACTGGATCTGGTACCCCCAATGATGTTAAAATGGAGTTTATCGGATACAATACTGAATATGGCGTAGTCAAAAATCAATTTTCCTTAACTGCATCGGGTCTCAATGATAAATTCTTGACCGGACATAGGAGATACTATGCTGGAGCCTCACGAACCAACTTCACCGGCGCCATCGCAACAAATACAGATGTAAAAATATCATCAGTGCGCCATTGGGCCACATATCTTAATGATGCCGTAATTAAGGCACACTCTCTGGATCCAGAAAACTTTGGTGTTCTTCATCCTGCCCGTAATACCATATTTGCCGCAGACTCCACAGATTATAAGGTCGACAACAATGAACTCTTAGAGAGTGAAACGCTGGCCTTGCACTGGGACTTCTCACAAATAACCGGCTCTGATGCGCTTGGTCAGTTTGAGGTTGACGACGCTTGTTCAGGATCCGTATCTCTTCGATCTCGTTATCCAAGTGACGGAAACTTATCGCACATCATAGCCAATATGTACGCCGGCCGCGGATATTTCCCTTCTACAACAAGCTCCGCTAAAGTCGTTGATAAGAATTATGTCGCATCTTCAAAGCAAAGACTGCCGGAAGTAGTTAATAGTGATGATGCAGTTAATGTGTTGTCGCAGGACGACGATCTTTTCCCCAGCGATCCCGCAGTTTCACAGACATTCTTTGCTTTTGAAAAGAGCATGTACGGAATAATCTCTCAGGAGATGTTAAATATATTCGGAACGATTGTTGAGTTTAATAATCTTATTGGCGAAGTAACAAGCAAATATCGCAGCGGCTACAAAGACTTAGACAGGTTGCGCGCACTATTCTTTGAGAAAATCGAGAACAATCCGGATCTCGACAAGTTTATCGATTACTATAAATGGATCGATAATTCTTTGTCTGTAATGATCCAGCAGCTAGTTCCAGCTTCAGCAAATGTTGCAGACGAGATCAGAACTGTTGTTGAGAGCCACATTTTCGAAAGAAGTAGCTACCGGCACCAATATCCGATGGTCAACGATCTAAATACCGCGGCCACGGCGATTGAGGGGGTTGAGGGGGGCGTGAAAGGAATAGGGGAGCTTGCCTATGACTGGAAACATGGCCACGCCCCCGTAAGTGATGCTCAGGGCACAAATGCTCTTTGGTGGAGAGAAAGAGCAGGTAGGGACAATGCACGCTTCGGAACATCCACATCGATAAACAGCGCCAGAGGATCCATTAACGATATTATACTGAGTTTTAATTCTTCTTCTTATAGTAAAGAGCACTTTGGCGGGCAGGGAACAGACAGATATCAGGGATCCTCTTATTCTTTGAGGCAGCTATCTTCCCCGTTTAAGCTTACTGCGGATATTAAATCATCTCCTGATCGACTTATCCATGGCGGCTATAACTTTCCAAGATCACAAAAACCTGATCTTGTGGCCAATATCATCCGACCGGGCTCCCCTACGAGCTTGAAGGTTTCGAAAGGTAGCTTTAAGGATATTGCCGCGGCTGAAACTGGGAAGCCTATTGTCGAAACAAAAAGAAGGTTTGAACAAACAACAACAGACAACTCTTCTATAAGCGGAGAATTTGAAGGAGATGGAAAAGCCGAGGTGTTCTCTCCAGTGGTACTGTACAGTTCATCTGCGACCACCGGATACATATCCAACACTAGCAATGTAGAGTTCGCAGGCTATCATACAGATGTCTATGGTCCATCATACGAAACTCCAATGCAGGGCCCCTTTACTGGTGAGCATGTTGGAGGAAAGCAACATAGGCATATTTCTCCCACTATAAACCCTGCACTAACTTCTTCCGACAACCGCCCAGAAGCATGGGAGGTACATAACGGAAATACCTTTACAACCAGAAGTTCCATGCATTACCCGCCGGCGTATGCTAGTTATCATCGTGATGGCCTGGCCAAACGACCGGTTAATATCAAGAATGTACAGTATTCAACGGCCTCTGCTATTCTAGGAAACTATTCAAATACTTATGAAATTGTGCAGACTTCTGACCGGTCTATTAATAAAAGTGATTTCGTCAGAAATGAAGGGTACAGTAGCGCTAGCGCCGGAACAGAGGTGTTTTCAGATCTGGTGGACTACACAAAGCCCACGAGAAGAAAGACGCCTCATGTTATTGTTGAAAGATTTTCTGCTCCTGGAGATCCAGCTACCATGGGTGATGCAGCCGGCGGCTCTGGTTTGGATTTCTCGTCTGCACAATATTCTCCATATAATAATTTAAATTACAGAAATCTTGTAATTCGACAACCATTGCAGTCTCAATTGGTCGAGAGATCTGAACAATTTGGAATTCGTTCCGGTTCTTTCATTTCAGAGGCTGAATATTATACTTTGAATACCACTGCGAGCTATCACAAGGTTAACGCAAATAAACTTCAGCGAATAGTCTATACAAATGACCAATTCGGAGGCAACGCCGCGGCGTGTGGAACTGGCTCTATGTATGATAACTATTATGTTCAACACATGATTCCAAGATCTGATAGGCAATATACTTGGATAAATGCGTCCGTCTTGAGCAGTGATCCAGAATCTCTTGGCTATTTCCCAAAAGATGGTCTTGCGTCCTCATCCGCGGGATTGGTCGCTGCTGTGAGCTTTGTTAGTTCCAGCGCCATGGGTGCGGAAAATCTCTTAGGTAGCGCTGTTGGGACTGTGCCGGTACCGTATGCGAGAGCTACTAATCCTGCCGAGTTTACGCCCGTTGATTTTGTTGGGCTTAATACATCTATAGTAGAGCCAATATCGGGTTCAGATTTTACCCTAGGGTATGCTTTACCGGCATCTTCTTACAATTATTATAACTGGGCCGACATGGGCGCCTATGCTCTGGCAACATCAAACCCCGAATCGTTCTTACAAAGAATTGGCTATTGGACCGCGACAAACAAAACTTTCCGCGACGATGCATATGCGCTAAATTCTATTCTCTCCCACCGCAACGGCCCATACGGTCACCCAACTTGGAAGCAAATTAGGGTTGGCGAAGGCGCTCTAGCAAGATTTTATCGTAGAAACAATATCTATACCCACACTCCACTTGGGGGTGTCGAAAAAACCGTAAGCACTCCAAATGGCCTCATGACTGTTAGGGACAAATATGCATCATCACTATTTATTTCTCAGTCCGTTGTTACTTCTAGGTGTAAACCAATTACACAGCAGTTGTTGGTTAAGTCTGGAGTGAGGCGCACTATCGAAGTCAGCGCTGATTATATCAAGGCCGTTGTGGTCAGATCAACATATGCAAACGGCATAACATACTTTGATGATAATAATTTCAACCAAAAGACTGGAATTAAGGCAAGGAGAGGGTTCTCTTCTTATGATGAGATAAAGAAAATGTATCTTTACGGCGCACTGGACTCCACAACCAGTCCAGTAGTTGGAGTAAGAAGGGTTCACTATTCAGAGGTGGTATATCCGTCAATCGCCAATTCATATACAAACAAGGTCCGCGGCAGAACAGGCTATCAGAATAACTTCTGGAGAGACAGCAGAACAGACAGGACAACTCTTGCAGCAACCAAGAAGGATAGAAATTCCATGGGTTATGTCCTTGCACAGAGTGCTTGGGCCCTTGATGCCGATGAAACTTTTGCAGAACAGACGCAGACGACATATCCGGTCACTGGTGGGTTAGTTGGCCATGCTGCAACGGGCTATAAGCCCGGTGAGTTGCAAAATCGAAATGTGCAGTTCCACTCAGGCAGTCGACAAGGCGGCGGCCGGAAGTTCTTAAGAGGCGGCCCTCTATACTCTCGATACCACATAATGCCAACAACAGCCTCAGTTATACCGCGGTGGGGTATGGTTGGAGTTCAAAACCACTTGAGAACCCCTGGTATTTCAGACTACAACTTCGGCCTACATAAAGGTTCAATGTTCCGAGGACAGGCGAAATGGGAAGCAGGCACCAAAGCAGGGAGAGCTTATGGTACCGCAAGCGCGTTCACCGCCTCGGCCCGGGCCCCATTCGCTGATACTTATGATGAATGGTTTTCCGAGATAAGATCAAAAGGACAGGCGATGTCCATCATTCCAGAGTTTCGCATAAGCGAGCATATGAGTTTCTATAAGAACAATGATTATGATTTCACAGTGACGAATCCGATAGCTTTACAAATACCAGGCGCGCCAACTGGATCTAATATACCGCAAAACGAGTCAGAAGATAAATTCTATAAAGTGTTTACAAATTCAGACTTCCTTAAACATTTTGATATCATAAAAGACGACCACAAGGACTTTGTTGAGCCATGGTCTATAACGATAAAATGCAAGGCAATTAAGAAATTCATCGCATATGATGGGTTCTATCCAGCAGAGAGAACTTTGCAGATGGCGTCACAATTCTCGAAATCGTATGGTAGCCACATTAAATATACGGGCGCCAACCGCGCCCAGGCCGCGGCCTTAAGGTCATTTGTTACGCCACTCTTCGCACCGGGAATCCTTTATAATACCATCAAATCAGGCATTGCCGTTGATTACCCGATTATGACCGGCTCATTCGCCAAACGGCCCATCTTCGACCTGAACAGCGCCTATACTGATCCCGCCACCGCAACCGGCGAATATCAACAACAACTTTATTCTGCTTCATTTGCTATAGCTAGTAACTCTAGGCCAGTAGCTGCAACCTACGATCACGGCCATGGCTGGGATAAGAGAATACCATTCGAAGCGCTTCTGGAACCAGAACGCTATATGTCGTATGTTAATATCGCCGATGACGAGCCTAGCCCCTACTGTTGGGTGGATGCTACATCATCCTGGGCCGGCCGGGGCAACAATTTATATAAATATATGATGCACAATTTCTTGGCGGAGACAACAAGTTTCTTTATGAAAGGTGGTACCACAACATCGCTTAAATCAAAGCCAGAGTCAGAATGGTTGTCCATAACGCCCGGCAGACCATATGGTATGAGAATCAAGATTCGCCGAAGTATGAACTCTGTTAAGCCCCCGACCGGTCCATGGGGAGAATTTCCACTTCCACAAAATGCGGCATTGTTTAGCGCATATGAGCCTGAAGTCGTCGAAATTGGAGATTACGAGGCCACGCAGATGCGAGCCATGGGCGCGGGGAGCAACAATGCAACGCCGAGAGAGAATTTTACAATGTACAGCCGTCCGTCTGCTTTCGGTCCGCCCCTTGCCGGAGTCATGCCCACCAACAACGCCGGCATGTATCGGGCCAGTGGATCTATTTTCGAATTTGGTTCTGATAACGGCATATACGGTTCCCACACTCCTCCATATTATGATGGAGAATCATGGATTGACATAGTGCACTACTCCAAGGGATTAGTTGCTGTTTCCAGCAGCCACCCGACCAGGCCGCACACATGGGCCATGGTCTCTGGAAGTGATGTCGAATATCCAGCATACCAGCCAACAATGACTGAGATTTTCTCTCTGGCCAACGCCGCCGTGTTCAACTCTGGAGATGGAGGTACACCAGGAGATGGAACTTTTGTTAGGTATTGGCGCTATGATCAAGAGGAGCTGGGCAGAAACCTAGGTTCAGCGATACCAAGCTCTTATCACCGGTACAACGCGGCTGGAATAGGGCCCGCCGGCGGGAGCTATATTAACAATTGGGCAATGCAAGGCGATGCAAGTTTGAACATTTTCAAGCAGGACGGGACTCGCTGGTCTATCGAGTCTAAATTCGAAACCCCAATGCTTAATTTTAACCATGTTACTTCTTCAGATGGTACTTTCACGCCGCGAGATTCTCTGGATGCTAGCAGCACCATACCGAGAGGAATGTGGCATCAATTTGGTCGCCTTCCAAAAGCCGACGAAGGTGTGTTTCTTGAAGTTACTGATATTCCGGATGGTTGGCTTGCAAATCATCCAAGCGCAACCTTGATTCATGATCCTGCTGGCATCATAAGCGCCAACAATCGAACCCCGCGAATCCATGATAATCTCACCTCGGCAAACATCTCAACAATATCTTATTATAATCAGTATAATTTGCCCCAAGCATCTTTTTCTGCGTTTGGATCGGATTATTCGGTTCAAAGTATGGGTTCATTGATCGATGTTTGTGGCTTTGGTACTGCCCCTAAAAAATTCGGCAAATTGCGAGGATCAAAAAAGATTTGGGAAGCTATAGTTGCAATACCGTTTATTATTAAAAAAGGAAGGAGAAAGTTTTTCACCCTGCCACCTGATGACTCTGGCGTAATGCCAGGCCCATCCATAGCAGATCAGATGATCAAGATGCAAAAATATGTTATACCGCCAAAATTCGATTTCACTAGAAACGATACAGCCAAGAAAATCGCCATGTATATCTTTGAGTTCGAGCATAAACTTGATAAAGATGATCTCTCGCACATTTGGCAGAACTTGCCGCCAAAACTTGGCGTCAAGGCAGAGTCGGCGCGAGCAACAGTCTCTCACGAGCTGTTTACAAATGAATTAATGGGGAATTGGAAGTCAGTTGCTAACCTACAAGCTACCACTACAGAGCGCTCTGGGATCAAATCAGAGGTGAGATGGATGGTGTTTAAAGCGAAACAAAGAGCAAAGACAGACTATTTTGGTACCATGGGCAACGCCCAACATTCGGCATATGCAGATATACCGGAGTATAGCTATAACTGGCCATATGACTTCTGCTCAATTGTTGAGATGGCGAGCCTTGAACCGGAGATTGAGTTCGGAGTGGAAGAAATGAAGCTCAAAGATGCAGTGCAAGCAAAATTGAACGCTGAAGCTGAAGCTTGGTTTGGCGCGACACTAGGCACAGTTGGCGGTACCTCCGCCGGCGCAGCGCAGTTCCAATCCATTCTCAGTACAGGCCCCGCCGGAATCACCAATAACATCAGCGCATTCACCAGTAATTTAGTCACAGACGAAGACAAGAAAGCACAGCGCTCCGCAGAGTGGGCCAACTTCATGGCCTCTTCCAATAAATCCCTCACCGGCGTATGGGATGATTATGCTAACGACCTCGCCATCGATGAAGGCGTCGACGAGTTCAATTGGGGTAGCTTTACTTCTCTCCTCTCCTCTATTCTTATCATTATCGGGGGTACCGTCGCGGCCATCATGACCGGTGGCGCCGCCGGCGTCCTAATCATGGGCCTAGCCGCGGTGTCCTCAGCGTTGTCCGCCGCCGGCTCCGGATATCTCTATGCTAGATACCCCGAAGCCATTGCTGAAAAAGTGGAACCTATCCTCTGGCGGCAACAGGGAAACTGGATTAACAATGCTGTAATCCCCACGGCCAGAGACAGAGAGCATGGAACTCATTTCTTGAAAACCACCAGTACTGGTACCAGCCACAGCATCACCGGTGGAGGCAACTTATAATGACATTTTTTAATCCAAAAGAAGAAGTTTTAGACATTCAACTTACCCAATATGGTAGGCATCTCCTATCTAAGGGAAAGATGAAGCCAGTTTATTATGCATTTTTTGACGAAGGAGTCACCTATGATTTTAAGCACGCAGGAATGCACGAGGACAAAAACAGCGCTGAGGCCAGAATACAAGAAGAAACGCCATGGCTGAAACCCCGTCATTGTTTCACAGGAAGGGACGAGTTCCTTTTTGATGGCGTTGGAGACATCGAAGATAGAAAAGAACTAGCCACTTACGAGAAGCTATTCACCCTTCCAGAGCCACTTGGGACTAGTGATTTGGGATCGACAAAGATGCCTTATTTTTCTTTAACTTGCTTAAAGGGAGATTCTTTTAACAGTTCAATCAACTATATGACTGGTACTTTGCGTACAAAAAACATCACTACAGGCTCTACAACCTACTCAAATCAGTTATTAAAGATTCCTCAAGTCGACGCTTCAATCGAATATAAGGTGGCTGTAGTTGACCCAGAAGATTCTTTTACTAGATTCAGGGTGGATCCGGCACTTTCATCACAAAAAGTTTATAATAATGGTCTCTCTGTGGTTGTTGGTGCTGACGAAATGCTATTGCTGGTCGAAGAAGGAAATGCCACATGTGATAATAGAAACTTTGATGTTGAAGTGTTTGAGATGACTGGACTAACAGGCTCTCTGGGGGAAGAAGTGCTCATTCCTCTTTCCTTCATTAAACCAATAGAGATGGTCGAGAACAATATCTTACTGGATCCAAAAGAGGCTAGGCAGAAAGCTGGCCGCACAAAGGGACATACAATTGAAAAGGATCCGTCATTTGTAGAATATTACTTTAATGTAGATGTCGATGATGAAATAGGAAAAAATGTTATCTGTAGTTCCATTACTAGAATGAAGAAACAAGGGAGAAGTTTTTACTCCCCTTGCGGCATCGATTTTGATTGTCCAGATCTAAAAGATGTGCTTACTATCGATATTTATGGTAGCGATGCTGACGGAGAAGACTGCTAGTATTAATGTGCGAGTTACTATTTACAACAAGAGGAACAATTAGGTCATGGCAGCAAAAGTAGATCTTTCTAGTATTTTCGACAACGCTTTGCCGATGGCGTATGTTCGTAAGATTACTCTGTCTGAGGGGGATGTGGGTTCGAACAGGAGAGACCCGAACGACAAATCACAAAAAACCAACATTACAAAAAACCAGTATGGAAAGGCGAAGATTAGATCTGGAGTAAAAAGCTCAAAAGGATATGAGGGCTCAAGAAACATGACGGTCACCGTTGATTTGGTCCTCAAGGATGCTTACGGCACAGACGGCCAGCCGTTCTGGTTTAATAACGATGAGCTTTTAAGATACTTGAACATTCGTGTAATATTGTGCAAAGATAAGGCCACTGGTCGTAAATTTCTTAAGAATGGAGTACGACCGCTAGCCCTCAGTGAAGCCAAGACCTCCAGCCAAATTGAAGAAAAAATCATTGCACTTAAAAAATCTGGCTCTATAGAACTTAAAAGCCAAAGAAGAGGCACCGCCGGCAAAAAAAAGACGATATACTCTGTTCCCTATTCTGTTAGTTTTACTGTCGATGAGCTTTATCCTGATCATTTATCGATATTCNCCATGACTGTGTTGGACGCCGGTTATGTCGCAGCATCCAGAAGCGCATATGCAAAACAGATTAAGTCAGAAATACAAGGCTACACAACGGCAGAAGTTGCAATCAAGGATGGTTCTGTTAGCAATAATTCCTATGTCTATACAACATCAAAAAAGCAAATCTGGGCCGGCCCTATACACTCCGACAATGGCTCCGCGTTCTTCTCCGGCGCATCACCGTCATCTCAACCTCAAGAGCAACTAGTGCAAAAGATAATACCAAATTTTATTGTCGACGACTATCGCTTACTAGACAAAGCAAAAGAAGCAAGATTGCAGCTTCGACCAGATACTTTAGAGAAGCAACAGAATAAGAGAAGGGGGAAGAGGCACAAGACTCCGGAAGCAAATAAAATTCGTAAAAAAGAAAAGTATATGTCTGGGCTTTATCTTTCTCGTTCTCCGTCGAATGCTTCAAACTTTATGTTTCATATGGATTTTGAGAAGATTGTTCGCTTTGAGACGCAATTTGGGAAACTGTTGGAGACTGCCGATGAACAGGCCAAGTTAAATATCTTGTCCAAAAGCAAAATCAAAAACTTAAGAATATTCAGGCACAGAATTAAACAGGCACAGGACGAAACAGCCGCAAAAGATGTAGACTGGGAAACTAGGACCGAATTGATTGCAATCTCCGCTGAAGAACATGCTGGCTCTTTGCCTTTGACTTCTAGGCGCTCCTATCCAGATAGCGAGGATCTAAACACGGAATCAAAATTAATTGGAGCAATCAGAGAACTCAAGATAGCCGGCACCAAAAATGTGCGCACATTTTCTGTTAGCGATTATGACATGTCTTTGAGGACAGACGGCGCCTTTCAATATAGCATTAGGTTCCAATTGGAAGACGGAACTGTTGAATTCGCCAAGGAGATGTTGGGAAGGCTTGTTGCCGCCCGAGACGCACTGGAGAATTATCGCGATGAATCTGCTTTCCCGATTAATTATGATGTCAATGTTGATGGTTTCAAACAGACATATCAGAGACAGCTAGAAAAGAAATATCCTTTGCCTCGACAGTCTGTCCTCACCACAGGCGCCACAGACCGGTCCAGACTTCTAAGTCAGAGCATAGTTTCTGCTCCATGGGTAAAGCCAGTCGCAACTTATGTTGATTGCTTGTTTAATCTTACCACCATGTCGGACAAGCATGCGGAGCAATTGTCAACAATGCTCTATAGGTTGTGTAATTCAACCACCGGCACCATAGCAGGAATTGAAACAACTATTGATCAAATTCAGTCTCTTGAATACAAGATTAAGAGAATCTTGGGACAAAAGGGTCTCTTGACCGGCGAGCTTGATTTTACTGAAAAGAGCAAGATCGATCAGAAGAGAAGCGATAAGCCAATGATATATATTAGACATCGATTCCGAAAAATCTTTGATAGTGATATTCTTAAGGAGACTGGATATGACTTTCTGGGAGGAGAGAGAACCAGATTTGTTGGTGTGCGACATATGTCCGTAGAGGAATATAGGAAAAGAATAAGACAGGAAAATGATAAATATTTGAATAAAATGCCTACAACTACAAAAGTTAAAGGATCTTCTATTGAGTGGGCCACTGTTAGAAGTTCTTATCTGACTCCTGCTTATATCAATCTAGGTCCGGCACGCTCTTTTCCTTTGCTCCCTGATCAGCTTATGCTTTGGTTTTATAAATATTATGAGCAGATCGTGTCCACCATTTTAGCGTTCAAACCAGGTATCGCGGCCAAAGGGAAAGATAAGTTGGTTGCAATGAAAAATATGCACACAAACCTTGACCCAGAAGATCCAGGATCGATGCTTATAGAAGAAAATAAGGTTAATACTATAAATTCAAAAGTATTGATGTCGTTCTCCACATCAATATCGACACCAGAGGATTATGAATTTAGTTTATCAATAAACTCCGAGGAAGAAGACGACGACGATCAAGAAGGCGATTCAGGCTTTGCAGATGCGGAGGATGTTATTGGAATTAACTCTAGTATGATATCTGACGACATCGAAGGCGCCGATGTGATTGTGGAGCAATTTAAGAAAGAAAATATAGAAGAAATGGGAGATTTTACTGAGTTTACTTCTGCGCTTGTGGGTAGTTTCCTACAGTCTGGTAATGAATTGTTTGGTAGATCTAAAATGTCCTCAAATGATACCCTTGGAATTAGGGCGTTTGATTTGTCTAATCCAAATAATGTTTTAGAGAGGCATCTTTTGTCCAAGCGCAAGATGGCCGGAAAAATTAGTAAATCAGGTAAACGGTCAAGGAAGAAGCCGGAAGAACTAGCTACGGTGGCCAGCTTGTTGAGCAAGATGCCAAATCAACATAAAGTACTTTTTTTCTCTGGGCGCCCATTTATTAAGAGGCCGATGAATTCGTTCTTTTCTGCTGATCCTATGAAAGATCCGCGCCTAGAGGCAATGCTGTATTACAACTTTAAGATGATAAACAAAATAGAGGTTTTTATGGGGTTTAAAAAGAGCAAACAAACGGGGGAATATATTCTAGGAAAGCCAAAATTCAAGGCGATGACTCAAAAGATATTATCAGAGGCCAAGAGTAATAATCGCGTATTGATGTGCCGGCAACGACCATACGATAATGATTTAATCAGATTTGCACACAATAAAAAATTAGATCTTCCAGTGTTTGATGAAACTTTTGTGATATCACCGGGCGTATCTGAGGCTGCGGCAGAAGATGAAGAACTTGATACCTTCACTGGGTCCACCAGAAGAACATACATTGATCTTATGTCCGCACAAGAAAATTTTAGCAACACAGGATATAAAGCTTTGCGACTAATATTGTCCGCAGCACTCATAGCGCCCGCCATCGAGCCGGAATATACATGCACCGCAGAAATGGCCGGTCAACCGATAGCTGAGAATAAATTTGGTACAAGTTTTGGGTCGACCGCACCGCAGAAAAGCAGCGCGAAGATTGGAAAAACTGCCTTGGAACTTCTTGATCCAACTTTTGAAGAGGCCGCGCCTGCGCCTATCGTTATGGGAGATCCTTACTAATGTCTTCAAAAAAAGTAACAATATTAAATCAGGGCCTTCTAAAGAACGAAACAGATTCTTCGAACAAGGACAAATTCAAGGAGAATTTCGGCTCCTGGTATTCTAAGGAAACTGGTTTTCAATTTATCGAGAAGAAGAATAAGACTATAACCCTAACATTCGAGGATCCAATATCTCTTCCTGAATCCAATCTCGACACCACACTCCCAGCAGGATCCCCTGTGGGCCCATCAGGAGCCGACCCATCTGATTTTGGTTCCGATGCTCCCTTCTCTGGCATAGATCAGTCAGATGATACATTGGGAACTTCACCAGAATCAGAGCAACAAGAGCAGCCAGACTTTTATAAGTTTAAACAAAAGGTCTACTTCGGTACCGTCGCGTCAGATCAGGGAGCAAAGGACATAGACGAGGCAAACTCTCTTTATAGTAAAATATATGATCAAGTAAAAGCGCCGAGCGGATATACTACTTTTGAAGATTTTGCAACAAAAATGAGAGTGCCGATTGCACACGAAGAGGCATATGCCGCTGGTGGCTCTTCTGACTTGTCGGAATATGCGGGGGTCACCTTTGAGTATAACTATAGTGATCGAGCATATGAGAAAGTATTAAGCAGTCCGGCAGCAACGGTGGTTACGATCCCCAGTCTGTATGAGCAAGTAACAAACCTTAAAAACGAAGTCAACAATGTTGACCCCGAAAACCCTGATAGTCCGATGAATCTCAGGGCCCCCACCTCAAAATTATTGGCTAAAAATATAAGAAAAAAGAGAAGGCGTAGAAGATTTAAAACACAAATGGTCGTTGGAGATCCATTGAAAACAATTGCCCCGTTTGAAGGAAACAAAGAATTGTTTCCATTTCACGCAGAGATTAATTTGCCGCTAGGGAGAGACTCAGAGATAGCCAGCGCAATTCAAGAAACAGATCTTGCCTCTGTCCTCATGAGGGACTTTGTTGAGGGATCCGGCGCGCCTGCCGCACTTCAATCGCTTTCAAAAGAAAATTTATCTTATTCGATAGACTACCTTACTGGAGATAATACAAACAAGACGAAAAACTTTATTGTTAATTTCCTAACTATGGATCTTAATGACTGGTGGAAGTATGATCTCCCTGTTTGGGCCGGAACTAATCCTTCAAAATTGCCGGCAACATCGATGTTTATCAGCACTGAGCACACAAATCAGGAAGATCTTGCTGTCCGCGGCGCGGAAAATCTTTCCTCTTTCTTGGCCAACCCTCCGGAAGGAGCAAGAATTCAGGATATGTGGAACAAGAAATGGATAGCTGCTTTGGGAATTCCAACTATGCAAGGAAAATTCACAGATCTTATGCAGGTCCACACTAGGACTTTTGAGGACATTGTGAAAGGAGAGTCGGCATATTCAGAGTCTGTTCTATATAAAGTGAGAAAATATAGGGGCAGATCAACATCGGGCACTCCTATACAAGAATTTTATGTATATAATTCGACAGACGAAGATGTCGTACAGGCCGAGAACAGAAGATTATCATTTATCGATACGCAGCTTAAGCTTGATGTTGATTACACATATGTCGTTACAGAGTTTCGGGCCATCATCGGCGCAAGATATTCATATGAAAACTTGACCTCGGCCGAAGACATGTGGCTAGGAGGAGATGGAAGGATATGGGGCTCCATGAACGCGGTAGTCGAGCCAATTATAAAGCTCGTTGAAATTCCGCTGTTTATTGCAAAAGGAAGGGTGTTGGCTCCTCCTCCGATCCCACCGGAGGTCAATGTTATTTCTTATAAGGGCGTATCTAATCAGATGATGTTCTTCTTTAATTCCAACATCGGCTCTTCTTTAGAGGAGCCAATCCCATTCAGTTACCGAGAAAATTTAAACAATAGACAGTATCTTCTTCAGACAAACTCACCAACCGGAGAAATTTCTTATAACACAACAAGTGCTATAGCATTCGTCGAGGTTTATAGAATGGCTCGACGCCCAAATGACATTACAGACTTTAAGAATAAATTATTAATGACTGTGAGTACTGATATTGCCGAAAGAACGGCACTAACTGCCGGCTCAATCGGCAAGATAATAAAACAAAAGCCAAACAAAAAGTTTTATTACATATTCCGCGCTCTTGGTGACCATGAAGAGGTTTCGAATCCAAGCCCAATATATGAAATTGAACTTTATAATGATGGGGGCGTTTCTTATCCGATTGTTAAGATCTTTGATATCGAGTCTGTTAATCCGAGAACAAAAACAAAGTCTTTCCGAAACTTATTGAGAATAACCCCGAAAATAACGCAGGCGATGGTAAACGAATCAGCTTCAGGCTTGATCAAGGGCAACGGAAGCCGCGGCAATGCTTTTGCGAAAAACATAGTTCTTGGACTAGAAGACGAATCTTTGTTTGGTAAAAGGTTTAAAATTCGTCTGACATCTAAACATACTGGTAAGAAGATTGATTTGAACATGGCCTTTGCGACAAAGTCTGAAAAAACCCCGAATGCCTTCGGACCGGCCCCAGCCGATCTTAAAGAACATTTGTCCGATTCATCATCCGAGTACCCCTTTCTATCGGGGCAATCCCCCTCAACTGAGCCGCCGCTACTGTACCAAGATCGCGACAACGACTGGGAAGCTTTGACTGGGGGAAAGAGAGAAGCTGAACTTGATAACTCCGGATCAGGCACTGGCCCTTCTTCCGGCAATGGCAACGGCCCATCCGGATGGGACTCATAGATTATAAAGTAAAAATCTATTTCAACACACTATTTATTACTAGCACCCCAAGGAGAGAAAAAAGAACATGGCTTTTCTAGATAACAGCGGCGACATCATACTGGATGCCGTTTTAACTGATACAGGTCGCATGCGAATGGCAAAAGGAGATGGTAGTTTTAGAATCGTCAAATTTGCTCTCGGAGACGATGAAATTAATTATACAAACTTTAACAAGGATCATGCTAGCGGTTCTGCTTATTATGATTTGGAGGTATTGCAGACTCCCATCTTGGAAGCGTTTACTGATAATGCAGCATCGATGAAGTCTAAGCTAGTTTCCATTCCAAGAAACAACTTGCTGTATCTCCCTATGCTCAAATTAAACGAGGGCGGCGGCTCAACTGAAACATCTAAAAATTCCGAGCGCGCTGCATTTGTTGTAGCGGTCAACGAAACAACCCAGACAAACTTGTCGACCGTGACGGGAGTGCTCTATGGAGAGACGCCAGGCACTAGTGGTACTGGCTTTATCCGCGTTGATCAGGGGCTGGATACTTCAGCGATATCTCCGGCAAGAACTCTGGATCCTCTCTTGGTAGAAACGCAATATCAAATTGAAATAGATAATAGGTTGGGCAGCATTACTGATGTCGACGGAAATCGGGCCTCAATCTCATTTGTCGATGATGATAATATTGCAACATACTATCTTTCTTTGGGCACAGATGTCTCTGTTGAGGAAAACACAGACACTTCAAGCGATTCGACTCAAACTATCTCTGGCCCGCGGGGCTCGCTGTTGAAATTCAAAATACAGTCTTCATTGGAACTTAATACGAGCAATTATTATTTTACGACAATTGGGACAACTGGAGACCTTTCAGATGCAGATAGTGTTGCGACATCACATAAGATAATCAGGTCAACAGTTAGAGTGATCGGTGTCAATACTGGTTATCGAATCGATATACCGGTCGACTTTGCTAAGAAATCATAAAGGATAGGATTATAACATGGCAACAACATATAAAAGCTTTTTAAGCAACGACATTGCTAGCACTAGGACGCTTCTTCACGAGGCAATTCCTATTACTGGTTCGATTGTTTCTGGGACATATAATGCAACCCAGACCACAGCATTGGGATCCGAGGCCAACATTAAAACATTTGGCCACGGAATGTTTGAAAGTACTTATGATTATCCCTATTTAAGCTCCTCGGCAAATCATATCTTCGATGTTACTGTTGGGTTTCACTCTAGTTCTCCTGTTAGCGGAACGACCTCTGGACATTCGCAAGTCGCCAAGAAAATAAATGTTTATAACCAAATGGCTCAGTATCTTGTTGGGTACGATCATACAGGAAGTATTAAGAAGTTTAAGCTTCCAACTACCGGCGAACCTGAGATGAATGAATGTTATTTTGTTCCATTTTCTCGTCTTCTTTCAAAGGACGAGATTAAAAAGGGTTCGTTTACGATGGAGCTAGCTGCTTCGGGTAACACCGCATTTAATCAAACACCGCTTCTGATGACGGACAGAATAAAAATAACAGACACAAGCGGTTCGAGCGGTTACCATGTAGATTCGCCAGCCGGCGAATATGGTGTCCTGTTCGCCTCTTCATCTACGGATGATGCAGCGGTCGCACCATGGCTAGCCACTGAAGTTTTGGGCGATTCAAAATCGAATCCACCATGCGGCTTGATTTATTATCAGGCCGGCATATGTGTCCTTTCTGCGTCTTTGTTTAATAATGCCACGGCACATGGTGGTCTCTTGGGCGCCTCCGTATCTCCGTCTAAATCTCCAAAAGTGGTTAACCTGGGGCTTGATAACGACACCACGGGATTTCTCTTAGCTGCTACCGGCGCAACGATATCGCAATTAGCTGACGGTTTCCGGAACAGGGTCTATAACATTTCCTATAATAATACGACAGAATTAAACTCAACTATTTATTTCTGCCGAGTTAGCCATAATGACTTTAACTATTCAAGCAACCCAACATATCTATCTTCCAGCCAGCTTCGAGTAAAAACTCGCGCTGCCGACGCTCCCGTTACTTATATCACGACAATCGGCCTCTATTCCGCAGACAACGAACTTCTCGCGGTTGCAAAGCTTTCAGAGCCGTTGCGAAAGGATCCCACAAACGAGTTGACGCTCAGAGTCAGACTGGACTATTAGGAGGTGTGTGAATGCCTCTCTATAAGTTTGGAGACGGTGATCTCTTTTACAATCAGATAAAAGCACACCCCAGCAGTTCTTTCTTTATAAACGATTCTAGGATATTTTACAACAATAAGGCCACTGAGCCAGGCGCGTTTGTTGCAAACGCGACCAATGTCCCTGTTGGGCATATTAGCCTGTTTGAGTATAATGTAGATCGTGCCGCGGCCAGCGACAAGACATTGGTGGTCGGCCCGTCATCTTCTATCTCATCGTCGTGGAATGTTCCTGATACGGGAATAATCTACCCATATATCTCCAAAGGGAATCAAAAGATTGCCTTCAAGGGGATTAAGAGGGCGGACTATATTCACAACTATAATGCCGGCGATATCATAACGGGCAGCTATCAGCTATCATCAAGTATAACGAGGCAGAGATATCAGGCGAGTCACAATTTCTTAACGACTAACCACACCGGCAGCGCCCTCAAAAACTCTCTTAGTTATGCAGCAAGACTTGGAGACCATTATAATGTTGACGATTCAGGCGGAGTTAACATAATTCAGATTCCATCCATCTTTTATGGTTCGGAGATCAAAAAAGGAACAGTTGATCTAAAATTTTATATAACAGGAACCATCGCCGCCCAACTACAAGACACGAGAAGAAATGGAGCGCTCAGAGACTCCAACGGAACACAGGGCGTTGTCCTCTACAAAGAGGGTATCATTATCCTTACGGGCTCAACGAGGTTGGCCCTTCTACCGACCTCCTTTTGTGATAAAGATGTTGATGGTCAATACATCATTCAGCCCGCATGCTGGCTTAATTTTGGTCTAGGTTACCCGTATATGGTACCATATACGGGTTATGCCGACATCAACCCTTCCGCCTCTTTTTCGCTAGATTTCGCCGGCACTCATAAAATTCCAACTGTCACAATGCTTGCTCATGCAAACAAGGGCGAATTAAATTATTCAAATAATTTAACTTATGTATCAGCTAGCCAGTCAATCAGGGCACGGACCGGCTCTTATGCGTATGTAGAGCCTGAAAATGTAATAAAAAACATTCACAGCGCATCCTACGCAGATCCATCTGGAAGCCTCGTTAAGACCACTTACATTACAAAAATCGGCATCTATGATGAAAAGAAAAAGCTCATCGGCATAGCCTCTCTCGCCAAACCAGTCAAGAAAACTGAAAATAGGGACTTGACATTTAAGTTAAAACTTGACATCTAAACTTTATCGTGTTATAGTATAGTATGATCCTCGGTTTAGACATATCCACAAGCATAACTGGCGTCACAGTAATCAACAACGAAGGCGAGATCCTTCTCTGCGAAGCAATAGATACGAGAAATAAAAATCATTTCCCAACTCTATTCCACAAAGCACAGAAAGTAGAGGATTATCTCCTCGACATCGAGTATAAGTATGACATCAAGCACATCTACATCGAGAAAAGCTTGCAGACATTCCGCTCTGGCTTCTCGTCGGCAAAGACACTCTCAACCCTCGCATCCTTTAACGGAATAGTGAGTTGGATCTGTTGGGGGATCTGGAGCATTCAGCCCGAATACCTTTCAGCAACTTCCGCTAGAAAGTCTTGCGGCATCAAAGTTCCCAAAGGAATGAAAGCCAAGAAAGTCGTCATTGAACATCTTGTCGCAAACGAGCCAGACTTCTCAATAGAATACACAAAGCACGGCAATCCAAAGCCACACGAGTTCGACAGAGCAGATTCTCTCGTCATAGCCAAGGCAGGATACAACTCTCTCTTGACATAACTCTTCTGCCGTGTTATAATACATAGACAGGGGCCATAAATGAAAGCAGAGAAGCTAAAGATAGTTCGTAATGCTCTTGGGCGCAGTTACAAGTCAGGATCCGAACACTTATTCCATTGCCCGTTCTGTA